TGGCCTTCCTTCACGAGGTCCATAAGTGTGCCTATGTAATTTGTGAACATTACACCGTCGAACATCCCATTGTTTGTTCGGACGACAGAGACGCGTTGTACCTCGTCATCTGTGACATCAGGAATCAGAAGGCGGCCTTTGACCATTGCTCCAAGGGTTCCCATAATGAAGTCGTGGACAGACGTCGTCGCATTCAGATCGGGGTGAAAGCCCATGACCGAGTCGAGAAACTCGGCAAGGATTTCCATCACTGGCTCTGTGAGCGAAGCGCCGTGGTCGGACGTGTCTTCACTAAGATAGGAGCAGTCCCGGACGGACCGGAACTTGTCATAGACTGCTGAGAGTCCGTTGTGGAAGATATCAAATTTGCTGCAAACGGAGCGAGCGTTCCCAGACGCTTCACAGTGATCGACGTACGGTTGGAGCACGTGCTTGATCACGATCTGGTACCACTCCTCGGGTATCGCAGCGAGGCGGCATCTAACTGCGAAGTCGGATTTACGCGAGCCTTGTTTCTTCACAACAGGGAGCGCGAGCCATCCCATCTCCTGGAAGGCATTGAACCCTCCAGCGAGCGCTGTTTTGAATTCCTTCTTTGCGAGGTCGTATGAATACTCCCAAGCGTCGCGTTTATCAGCGCACCGAACTCCGGCCCCCTTCATCGCCAAGCGAGTAAAGAGGCCAGGGTGATGCTTGAGGCTCTCGGAAGAGAAGCACTCATCAGGGCTGTCGTATCTCATAGGGCGGATAGATAGTCTTTTTCCTTGCGTAAAGTTGGTCTGCAGACGCATGAAAGAGAGGATGAAATCCCTCTCTGTCCATCCGCGGTACCGTTCAGTTCGGAAATCGACTTTACATTCCACCCCTCCATACTTAAGGGCTTCGATGTGCATTCGAGCAGGAGTAGGTGGGATACGCATAAGCGTGTCAAGCCGGGCACGTAGCTCCGGGAAGAAGGTCAAAAAGTCCATAAAGAGCCTGTTATTCACAAGAGGTCGGAACGGAAGGCGAATGTCGAATCGAGGATCCATTAAGTCCCTCTCATGGACAAGTCCGCCACCCAGATCTTTCCCGATGTGGATTGCGTCTTTTGTGAACAGTTCAATTGGAAAGGTCGCTAGCGGAAGCGTAGCCGTAAGGCGAGTTTTCTCAAGCCACGGCGGATCGCGAGGATTGTATAGTTGTGATGGGGGAGGAATAGCCGCGGGGGGCTTATCCTCCGCCAGTCGCATAGACGGATGTTCTCTTCGAGCGATGGAAACAACCGGAGCAGCTGGGCTCGGTGAAGCAGGAAGGTCATCGTCGAGCTGCGATTGGCGAACAAATCCCAGGCCAGCGCGTTCAAACGGTGGTAGAACCGGCGATGCGACATGCCGATCGAGACCATCGTCGACGGGGACAAATCGACGGCTAGGTCCAGGCCTGTAGGCTGTAAGAGCAGTGATGCTCCACCGCAGAGGTAGAGTAACCATGCCCCAAAGCAGGCGCCAGATACCAGCACTTGAAGGCAAGTGAGGAGCCCTAAGTTGGCGTAGAGCCCATCTAGGACCCATTTCTCCGACGGCGTCGAGCCAGTCACGCAGGTATGTGAGCCGGTCGGTGATACCGGCGTAACTGTCGACCGCTGCGATGAGAATCGCCGGATCAACTGTGATATTGCGTACTGTTCGGCGTTCGCCGGAGTGTATGTTGATGGTATTAACCACCATAACTTGAGCCTTCGTCCCCCGCGCTCGAAAAAAGGAAGACACTAGATATGTGAGAGGACCCCATATAAGGACGAGATCCCAGGCTCGTAGTGCCTGCCGAATTGGGCGGAGGGTCATGAGCGACCTCACAAACCAGTAGACGACATCTGAGAATGCGAGGCGATTTCGTGATTGGACGGCGGCTTGTAGAAGTTCGACGCCGCCTACGAATGCAGTGAATGTCCCGATCGTTTTGACAATACCAGTTGCTGACCTGGTAATGCGTAGTATTGGCGATTGATATGTGGCGATTGGAACGGTGATTGTATGTGCACGATCTTTGGCCTTGTTCGAACTGAAGCCTTGGCCAATAGAAATTA